ATTGTCATTCCAGGTGGTGGATTTATAGGAAAAAATTGATTGGTTTCCGTGTTGAATTGACCCGCTACCGCTCCACGTTGTTGCGATTCTTCTGGAGTAGCCGCCCTGAATGTGCCTTTTGTTTTATCCGTCACAATTGAAGCTCCGGGAGGAAGCCGGAATGTAGGTTGTTTGGCGACTGGAACTCCACCAGCGGCTTCGATGTTTGCCACCACTTCCGGGGCAACTTTAGCATCGCCTGAAACACTTGGGAACTGATTAAAATCAAAGTCGATCGGTGGTTCTGGAGCTTTGTTTTGTTTACCTAGTGGCAATACACCGGGACCATCCATTGGCGTTCCACCAACAGGAATACCGCCTGGATATGCTCCACCTTCAAGTGGTGGTTCTGCTTGTCCTGATGGATAAAACGCATCTACAACACTTGGGTAAACATTGTTATTTATATCCCTAAATTGCCCAAACTGATCTACCGACCCGGTAACTTTTACGTTCTGTCCACCAATTTGAATTTCTTTGTCATAAGACTGCCATTTAGATTGTTCAGGCAAAGACGCTTGTATCCTCTGTGCTTTTGCGTTCTCTTCTTGCACTCTTACTTGACGTTCTTGAAGTCCGAATTCAGCATCGGCCTGCATCTTCTTTGTCCCCATGTTAACGAGTCCAGCAACAGACTCAGCAATGTCAGCGCGTTCATTCAGGGAAATATTCTCATCCTTGATTTGATCGCGCACACCTTGCAGCGTTGGAGCAAGATCAGGAAAGAGCTTTAAGGCCGCGTCGATCTGAATGTCGCTTTGCTTAATTAGCTTTTTCTTTTCGCCTTGTTGCTTAAAGTAGTCTGTAACTTGACTAATCCCTCCTGCAATACCTTGCGCTCCAGCCATAGCTTGGCTACGCGCTGCCGCAACAGATCCAGAATAATCTGGAGCTTGATATGGGATTGTTCTTACTTCTCCTCCGAATAGTGCCATAATTTTAAACTGTGTATGCTCTAAGTGGTTGATTCGTCATACTTCTGCCCAAATTGCCAGAATAAGTCACCATATTTCCGAATGTCATTGATCCGGGAGTGGAAACCGGATTGCTAGCATACGCTTGACCAAGTTTGCCAACATCGCTTCCAAGGCTGCTCCACATCTGAGCTTTTGCCTGTTGGTTTGCAGCGTTGATTTGGTAATTTGCTTGGTTGGATTGGTTTTGCGCTCCTGCTTGTTGCTGTGCCATATTTAGTGGCATGTTGAAATCGAACCCACCTGAAGCTTCAGGACCAAGAGTCAATGCAGTGCGAAGATCCTGTTGTCCAGCACCATACGACAAGGGAGCTGTGCGGAGGGCTTGTAGTCCGGGATTGGTATAGAATTCCCCAGCTTGAGAGTATGCGCGTTGTCCAGCTTGCGCGGCCTCTGCTCGTTTGCGTGCCATGACGTCCTCACGTCCCATTGCTTCGCTTACGATGCCCAGATTGCCACCAAGTCGTCCAGACGCTTGAAATCCCTCACGCGCTTGTTGCTCGTATCCACGACGCTCTTCTGGAGTTACGCCTTGCGCCGAAGCCCTAGCTCGCTCAGCTTCTTGAGAAGATGCTTGAACTGCGGCAGTTTGTTCCGGCGAGAGTGCTTGCATCAAGCCTCGCGTCATACCAGCCTGACCCGTCATTTGACCTAGTTCTTCAGCGCGAAGTTGTTCTAGGGTTTTCCCAGCCTGTTGTGATGTGCTTAGTTGTAATCCTTGGAATCCCGGTTGACCATTTGCTCCACCAAGAAACTGCCCGGTCTGGCCGAACATTTGCCCCATGAGTTGAGGCCCAAACCTGTTTTGAAGCTCAAGAAATCCCGGAATGCTCTGACCATAATAATCAAGTAATCCTGTCGTTTGACGACCGACAATACTTTTCCCTTTATCTCGTCCTTTTCTTTCGATATGGAAAATATCAGCCGGAGATGGTGCTGCACCAGCCTTTCCTGATTGACTTGCTCCATACGCTGACGCCGCGCCACCCACTAGTGCCATCGTTCCTGTTACCCATGCCGACATTAGCTTAGTTCCCTTCCTGTGTCGTTAATTACTTTATCCGAATGAGATTCCATCATTTTAATTCTTTCTTGTTCGTACGTATCTTTTTTCCACGAATTAACCCTTGGATCATCTTTATGAAAAAGAGGGTTTTCATTTGGATATGTCAAATATTCTATCATCTTGTCTGGATCTGTTATGTTTTCTGGATTTACGTGAAATGTAATCCAAGTGGTATCTTCATGAATATAAAGAACTCTCTTTGTCCCTTTTTTGGTAACGCCAATGTATGGAGCTTCGTATTCAGTTACTCCATCCTGATCCATGACTCGTAATTTCCCAGTCATGATCGCAAATGGGTGTTCCGTTTTGTGCTTCATGCTTGTGCCAAATCCTCCAGCAGGCATAAATATCTTTCGGACATACATGCCGGGAAGAAACAAGTGTTCCGTAGGAAAGTATCCGTCTGGCATTTGAGCAAGCTGATACTCAAGCCTTTCGACATCAGAAGCGGAAGCAATCTCTTCAGCAGATGGAACCTTAGAAACAAACAATTCTTGTTTGTCGATTGCTTCTTCTGTTTCTTCTGATTGGCTATTCATATATCTTTATTGCTTCTCCTAAGTTTGCATTCATTAGGAGTAATTCATCCCAAAAATGCCAAGCTGCAATCTGCGGGGTTTGCTGCTCCACCGCCACGGTCTATTGTAACAAATTGAAATGCGGTTGTTGTTTTTGTGCCACCATCTGCACGGAAAACTAAGATTTCACTTGCGCCTTGATCCCTAGATGTCCCAAAGTATGCGTAATCAGCATTTGGTAAAGCTGTTGTGAAAGCCACAGTAAATGATCCACTTGCAGTTTTTGTAACACTTGCCACGTTGCCAGAGGAAATAAGAAATCTAGTCGTATTTAAGCTATCGGTTGCCCCTGCCGCGTTACGAGAAGCATCAAATACAACGTATGCTCTCATTCCATAAATAGGAGCAGTTCCTGTCTGTGTCCCGCTTAACTTTGGGGCAGTAATACTTGCGTCAAGAATTTTTGCGGTGGTTACATTGGCGTCTAGTATCGTGGCCGTTGTGACGACGTCAGCGTCAAGCGTAGCAACCCCACTGGCAACCGTAAACGCACCAAAATCAGAATTTGAGAGCTTTGCTGGAGTGACGCTTGCATCTAGGATTGCCGTTGTCGTGACTGCGTTTGAACCAATCTCATTGGAGGTAATTCCACCAGCCTTAACAAACAATTTCCCAGTAGTGACATCAAGAGTGTTGCCAATAATAGCGGTAGCTGTCATTGTGCTTTGATCGAGAATGTTGTTCATCTTCGCGCTAGTGATTACGTCAGTAGCTGTGAAGGTGTAGCTTGTGTCGATTGCTCCCATACTTTATCTTTGTGAAATGATTTGTCTGTTGGTGACAGAACCAGCCACCTTAATAGAATTGATCTTGGGTGATCCGATGATCCTTGTCAAGATCATTGTTCCCGTGAATCCGCGAATGCCGCCTAACCTACACCTAATGCTTGCCGTTTCAGCCTCAGCAACTGTGGTAGGAGTAAGCAATCCACCAAGCAAGTCGGTAGTCGTTCCTATCGGTTGAGCATCATCTGGATCTTCAGCGGCAAATGCAATGTTGTATTCCGAGTTCTGGCCCGGAAGAGACTGGATATTGATCTGTGCATCAGTGAATCGCTTTCGTTCCATCGTCCCAAGGTCGTATCCCCTAGTGGTGAGTGCAGCGCTAATCGCTGGAGACACAATAGCCGCAGAGTTATCCACGTTCAGCGTGTCATTGGAGCTTTCAGAAGCTTCAATTTGGTGCAGTCCCCCATTGGAAGTCACAACGTAGATGTTGTTTCTCTCGCTTGCACTACCAATTACAAAGTTTTTAATCAAGAATCGAGAATCTCCAAAGGTATCCAATGATTCCCACCCTTTGTTCAGGAAGTTATACACCAAAATAGCGTTGTTCCCGTAAGCGTCACCAGCACCACGGACAGAATCAAGCGGAACGGCGAGGTAATACCTGTTCTCAAACAAGATTCCTACTGCTTCATCCGCGTAATCAGAGTTAATCCGGTCGATGTATGGCTGGATATTCTTAGAAAGCGGCTCCTCAGTGCCTCGCAGGTTGTAATCGTTAAGGAACTCAATGCCATACACACCATCGTCGGACAAGAACAGCATTGCATTTCCGCGCATCACCACGGACTTGCGGGCTAGGCAACCAATCTCAGAGGTGAGTTCCTTGACGGTGACGTCCAGAAGGCTTCCAAGCGTCCCTTTGACAAGATGAAGGCTATTCCTATTCAAGACAACCAATCCGTCGTCATAAAACCCGTGCATCCCCACCACATAGTCAGCAGTTCCACCACTGACACGGAATTGGTTCTCAATTTGGTCGAATGTAGTCGTATCAAGGATGTCCGACACTGAAATCTCATCAGTGATCTTACGGCTAGTGTATGTAGCTGCATTATAAGCCCCTGACTGACTGTAATAGAACGGAACCCACAAGCGTCGTTGGAAATGAACTCCCCAAGGCGCACCGGGCTGGTGCATGAAGCCACCACCTACGCTGAATCTGCCTCCAAACTCAAACGTGTCACTAGTAGTATTCACGTTGTAATTGCCTACAGGTGCGTACCACTTGATAGTTGTCGTTGTTGATTCCGTGACTTGGTATTCTTTGCCGACCATTTCAGCAAAATCAACGGTTGTTGCTTGGCGAACAATAATGATATCACCCGCTTTAATCGTGGTATTTCCAGCTACAGTAGCAGTTATTACGCCGCTTGCAACGTCCACGTCTCTTTCTGTAATATTAAATGTCTGAGGCTGGGTGTAAGCCCCACCCGGAGACAAAGTAAATCCGTCAGTGGCGGTAGCAACCGTGGCAACAAATGTCGTGCTTGTCGAAATACTTGCAGCTAGGAACGTAAATGTGTCTTGTCCCGTCACGGTGGCAACTACATATGTCCCGTTTGGAGGAGTTCCACCAGTAAGTCCAGCGATTGTGATTGATGTTCCAACTACCAACCCATGTTCGCGGACATTTACCGTTACCACGGTATTTGGACTAGCCGTTCCATTGGAGCTTGCCGAAATAATTGGCCGTCCATTTGGATACCATTCAAGTGCTTGCTGACCATCTCGGAACAATATAACCTTGTCGAACAACTGAATCATGTCAGTGTCAGCTCCAAGGGCTTCTCCAGCAGGATACGGGATGTCAGTAATGGCATACCCATCCAAGTCGATCTTCTTGGCTACGGTACCCAGCGCAATAATCACATACTCCTTGTTGCTATTGTTTGGATCGCTGAATAGGCAGGATGCGCGGACATTGGCGGCAGCGTCATCATTGATTGGAGCTTGAGACAACGTGCCAGCACCTGAAACGGTAGCCGTCGCAGCCGTAACCGGAAACGTCATTGTCGTTGCGGAGTCGTAGGTCAAAAGCCTGAGTCCATTAGGATCTGTCCCTGTAAAAGTTAATCCAGCAATTAACCCGTAGCCAACCGTCCCAACGGCAAACCCATGCCCAGCCGTAATCGTGATCGTGACCACATTAGTGGCAAGAGATGACGACGCGATTGTCTTTGAAGTTGAGGTAATGACCTCAGAGATTGGTTCTACGGCAGAAACCGTGTATGTTCCAGATCCACTGGCAAGAGCATAAGTAATCGTGGACGCCG